ATAAAGATTTGACTTTTAAAGATTTAAAAAATATCATAGAGATGGGATTGGGTGGAGAGTTAAATAGAGAAGATAATGTAACGGAAAAACTTGATGGACAGAATCTTATGATAAGTTGGAGAGCATAATGGCTATTACAATAGATGTTAAAAAGGGTGATACTATACTTGTAGGAAAATTTAAAAACAAGAAAATGGTAATAAAAGATATAGGTGTAGATAAACATGGGATGCCGACTATAAATGGAAGAAAGGCCACTACATTTAGAATACATAAAACAGTAAATATTTTCGATAAGGGGTTTGATGAGAAAATTGATAGGGATGCAAACGGATATGGAAAGTATGGCGACCTTAATGACAGTGAATTTGATGAACCTTCGAAAACTAAACAGTTAGAAAGTAAGTCTACTTATAAAAAAATAATGGAGATGTAAATATGGATTGGTTAAAGAAACTCATAATTGGTATTTTAGGACTTTTTGGTTTAAGTACTTTTTTAAGTGCTAAAAAATCAAAAGAAGTGAAGAAATTAGTAGGAGTTATAAAGGAGAATAAAAAGAAAGAAAAGGAAATTGAAAAGGGAATAGAGAAATTACAAGTAAATAAAAAGAAAAATAAAAAAGAGATAACAAATTTAAAAAGAAAATTGACAACACACAAAAAAGATGTTGAGAAGATGGAAATAGCTTACGAAAATGATGATGTAGAAGATGCAGCAGATTTTTTAAGGAAGTTTTCAAAAAGTAAATAATTATATATGAGGAGAAATTAAATGGCTGATGTACATTCAGGAACAATGTTTAGGTCACAACCAACTGACCAGAAACTCGGTGATTACAACGGAATAACAAAAGTTGATTCATCTACAACAGTAGCTTTTACTGGTTCAAATGCTGGTGCAGCATTTATATGTGAAGTAGTAACTAATGTTGTTGTTCACGGATCAGGTGGTGGAACAATACCAGGAACTTCATTGACAGCAGATACACTTTATCCAATAGGTGTAAATAAAGTGACAATTGGTGCAAGTGGTATAGTTTACGTCTTACATAGATAAGGAGTGAATATGAAATATCTTTGGATATTACTACTATTTATCCCATTATTAGGACAGCAGATACAAAAAGATGGAAAAGATATAACAACGTTTACATATGCTGAGGCATTAGAGATGTTAAATGCTCGTGATGCCCAATGGGAAGGTAAAATAGAAAAGGCTGATTCATTAATTTCATCACAGAAAGTATTGATTACTGATTATGAAGGTTTGATGAAAAACTTGGAGGATCAGGCTAATCTTGATTCTTTAATAATAGTGGCAAAAGGTAAACAAATAGAATCGTTGAAATTACAAAATGATGCCAATGAAAAACTGACAAAATTAGCAAAACCAAGTTGGTATGAAAATAAGTGGTTGTATTTTGGATATGGAATGGCCGCGGTAACTATTCCAACATATCTTGGAATTAAAATAGTGGACATAGCAAATTAATGAGTGATAATAACATAAAAGAAGTCATCAAAAAGGAATATCTAAAGTGTGCACAGGACCCTGTATATTTTCTAAAGAAGTATGCTGTTATTCAGCATCCAATACAAGGTAAAATTCCATTTTCATTATATAAGTTTCAAGAAGATACATTATATGATTTTGAGAAAAATAATTATAATGTTATTTTAAAGGCACGACAGTTGGGAATATCAACATTAACCGCTGGATACGCATTGTGGATGATGACCTTTCAGAGTGATAAGAATATATTGGTTATTGCAACTAAACAAGATACTGCTAAAAACCTTGTAACAAAGATTCGTGTGATGCACGCAAATTTACCGAGTTGGGTTAAGTCAAAGTGTGTTGAAGATAATAAATTATCATTAAGATACAGTAATGGTTCACAAGTAAAGGCTATCTCATCTACTGAAGATGCAGGTCGTTCAGAGGCATTGTCATTATTGATTATTGATGAGGCAGCATTCATTGATAAGATTGATACAATATGGACTGCTGCACAAAGTACTCTATCTACTGGTGGTCAATGTATTGCACTCTCCACACCAAATGGTGTTGGTAATTGGTTTCATAAAACTTGGGTAGGTGCTGAAGAAGGTGATAATGATTGGAATTTTATCAAATTACATTGGACTTTACATCCAGACAGAGAACAATCATGGAGAGATGAACAAGATAAACTTTTAGGTCCATCCATGGCCGCACAAGAATGTGATTGTGACTTCATCACTTCGGGTCAAACTGTAGTTGATGGTGTTATTTTAGAAGAATATAGAAATACTCAAATTGAAGATCCAGTTGAAAAGAGAGGAATGGATAGTAATTTATGGATTTGGAGACAGCCAAACTATAATAAAAATTATGTAGTTGCTGCTGACGTTGCTCGTGGTGATGCATCAGACTTTTCTGCATTTCATGTAATAGAAATAGAGAGTATGGAACAAGTGGCAGAATATAAGGGAAAAATCCCTACTAAAGATTTTGGTAATTTATGTATGAATACTGCTATGGAGTATAACAACGCATTACTTGTGATTGAGAATTCAAGTATTGGTTGGGCTACTATCCAACAAGTTATTGATAGAGAGTATGACAATTTATTTTATACAAGTAAAGATTTACAGTTTGTAGATGTTGCGAGACAAATAACAAATAGATACAGAAATAAAGATCAACAAATGGTGCCAGGTTTCAGTATGACATCTAAAACAAGACCATTAGTAATAGCAAAATTAGAAGAATATTTTAGAGAAAAATCAGTTATCGTGCATTCGGATAGACTGATTGATGAATTATTTGTGTTTATATGGCACAACAATAAAGCTGAAGCAATGCAAGGATACAATGATGACCTTCCAATGAGTTTAGCTATAGGATTGTGGGTTAGAGATACTGCACTTAGATTAAATGCAGAAGGAATTGCTCTACAGAAAACAGTCCTAAATAAAATGTTAGATTATGAGGCAGTTTACACTTCCGATGAAAATCAAAATGATGAATGGGTGATGGAAACTGGAAATACAAAAGAAGATTTAACTTGGTTAGTAAAATAATAAGAGGATAAAATGGCAGATACAACATTAAGAAGTAGATTAAGACGACTTTTTTCCACAAATGTAATCGTAAGACATGCGGGTGGTAAAAAGTTAAAAATTGCCGATACGGATAGAGTTCAAAGTATGCAGAAAAATGGTCTTGTGGATAGGTGGTCAAGACTACATAGTAATATGACAACAGGGGGATACGGAAAATCTCAGGCAATTAGTTTTCAATCACAACGATTAGCTTTATTTAGAGATTATGAAGAAATGGATAATGATGCTATTATATCAAGTGCACTTGACATTTATGCAGATGAATCTACAATGAAGAATGAATATGGCAAGGTATTAGATATTCAAACTGAAAATAAAAATATTCACGATATTCTACATAATTTATTTTATGATATATTGAATATAGAGTTCAATTTATGGCCTTGGGTAAGAAATATGTGTAAGTATGGAGATTTTTATCTTTATTTAGATGTCAACGAAAAGTATGGAGTTACAAATGTAGTTCCACTTTCACCATATGATGTTACTCGTGTTGAGGGAGTAGATCCACAGAATCCATATTATACTCAATTTATAGTTGAGGATGGAGATTCAAGACATAGTTCTGCGATGAGTGGAAATAAAGAAATGGAAAATTATGAAATAGCACACTTCCGTTTACTATCAGATTCAAACTTTTTACCCTATGGTAAAGGTATGATTGAAGGTGGTCGTAAGATTTGGAAACAATTATCTCTAATGGAAGATGCTATGTTAATTCATAGAATTATGAGAGCTCCTGAAAAAAGAGTATTCAAGATTGACATTGGAAACATTCCACCAGCAGAAGTTGAAAACTTTATGCAAAAAATAATTAATAAGATGAAAAAGGCACCCGTGATTGACAATACTACAGGTGATTATAATTTAAAATATAATATCCAAAATCTTACTGAGGATTTTTTCTTGCCAGTTCGGGGAGGGGATAGTGGAACCGCAATAGAGAATTTGGCCGGACTTACTTATGAGTCAGTAGATGATATAGAATATTTGAGAAACAAATTAATGGCAGCATTAAAAGTTCCAAAGGCATTTCTTGGATATGATGAGGCAGTCGGTAGTAAAGCAACATTAGCAGCCGAGGATGTTAGGTTTGCTCGTACCATCGAAAGAATACAAAGAATTATTACAAGTGAATTAACAAAAATTGCAATAGTTCATTTATATTCCCAAGGATATACAGATGATGAACTTGTTGATTTTGAATTAGATTTAAAAAATCCATCTACGATATATGAAGAAGAAAAGATTGAATTGTGGAATAATAAACAAAGTCTTGCTTCAAGTCTAATGGATTCTAAAATAGCAGATACTGAGTGGATTTATGATAATGTATTTAAATTTACAGAAGAAGAGAAGAAAGGTGTTAGACTTGGATTATTAAAAGACCAAAAACGAAAGTTTAGATGGTCACAGATTGAAATGGAAGGAAATGATCCAGTTCAAAGTGAAGAAGCCGTTGGAACACAAGGAGCGATGGCTGGTGGGGAACAAGGTGGAGCTCCTCCCGGTGGTGGACCTCCCGGAATGGGAAGAACAAGTCGAGAATTAGAAATGGATATGCCAGATGACGGATGGCCAGGAAGTGGTCGTCCAAAGGAAGGACCTAAACACGGAAAAGACTCAAGTATAAGGGGTCGTGATCCACTTGGAGCCCACGATAAGAGAAAAGGTGGTAGTGGTAGTCCAAAATACGGAATTGCGTTGGCACATTATGACGCATTGAAGAAAAGTTTAGGAAAAGTAAGTCGTGAGGATAGAAAAATCTTGGTTGAAACTACTGATGTAGAAGAAGAATATAAAAACGAAGTATCTTCGTCTTTAAGTGATACTTAAATGACGAATTATTAGAAGTTTTTATATTTATAGATGAAGAAATATATAATTTAGGAGCATAAATGATGGCCCAACGTGTAAAACACTCGAAGATAAAGAATACGGGAATACTTTTTGAATTATTATCCCGTCAAATTACTGTTGATGTGATGAATAATAATGACAAGAGCAAATCAGTAGAGTTGTTAAAAAAATTCTTTAACGAGAAAACTGAACTTGGAAAAGAAAATCAATTATATCAGGTATTGTTAAAAGAAAATTATAATTCGTCTCATAGGGCAGAAAAATTACTTGATGTAGTTTTAAAGTCCAGAGAAAAATTGCAAAATAAGAAACTTCGTAATGAAAAATATAATCTTATTAAAGAGATTAAAGAAAATTACAAAGTTGAAGATTTTTTCAATGTACGAATTCCAAACTTTAAAGTTTATGCTTCAATTTATAAGAAGTTTTTAACAGAAACTACTCCTGTATTTGATCCAGTAGATGAAGTAGATAGTACTTTTTCTATCGTAGAACATATTACACGTAATAAAGTTAAACCGAAGAATACAGACAGTAAAGTAATTTCTGAATTTAAGAAAGAAGATAAAGATTTAAGATTACTTTCTTATCAGTTAATGGTGGATAATTTTAATGGTAAGTATAAGAATCTTAATTCTATGCAAAGAAATCTGTTGAAAGAATACGTTAATAATATTTCTAATACTAATTCTTTACGTGAATTTATAAATACTGAAGTAGTAAAAATAAAGCAGATTCTTAATAAAATTTTACCACGAGTTACAGATAATATTACAAAAATTAAATTGACAGAGGCAATTAAACAGACGACTAATTTGTCAAAAGGTAAGATTGTTAAAGACAAACAGGTTGTGGCTTTAATGAGATACTATGAACTCATCAAGGAACTACATAATGTCACGGGTTAGAGAAAATTTAATTCGTAAACTTGTTAGAGAGTTAATCAAACAAGAATTAGAAGAAGCAAATTCTACTGCAAGTGTAGGTGGTCAATATAATACACCACATTCATTTAAGGGTAGTAATAAAAAGGGTAAGAAAAAAGGTAAGGCTGGTTACACTGGTGGACATACAGAACCAACCGATGGAACTGGTCATTTTATTGCCGATGACCCGAAGTTGAGAAAAGAATCCGTAAATGAAGGTAGTATCTCTCCCGCACAAGCCGGAAAATTATTTGATAAACTTTTGAAAAAACAAACAAAGGGTAATCTACCATCACCAAAAGATATAGAAACAGTTTTTAGTTTGATGAGGGTGAGATACGGCATCAAAAGTGAATCCATAAATGAAGGTAAGTATCACGATTATAGGAATGATGAGTCAATGACTCCCAGACAAAAAATTGGAATGGCGATGAGAGAAACACGTGATTCTCTAAAAGAATTAGAAAGCATTGTTAAAAATAATGTTAGATTAAAAACAGAGTTAAATGTTGACTCACGGTCATATTGGAAGAATACACATAAAGCTTTAAGTAAAATAAGTGAGAGATTAGTTAATTTAGCTAACAAAGTTGGTCAATTACATTAGAGCCTATGACATTCGAAGAAAACAGAAAGTCCTTTTTGGACTCTTTGTTTAGTATTTCGACTTTATTAAAAAGGTGGCACACAGAAATACAAAACAAAGATGTTGATAAGAACTATATGATTGAAAAATTAACATTGT